TCAACGGTTGGGTTAATAATTCTTTTGTAACACTAGCAGTCAATGCTACTGATTTTATAGCTGTAATACTGTTATTAATCACAGTCACTGTTGGTGTAGACGCAGATGTAACAAGTAGCGATTTAATAATTATAGTTTCATTTACCAAAGGATTACCTACTCCAAATGGAACCAAAGCATTACCTGTTGTATTGTTATCTATACCTTTAAATTTGTATTGGTTTACTACTGCCATTATTCTAAAAAGAAACTCTTAGCTTCTATCTCCTGTTTTACTTCTTCCTGAAAAGAAGAGTTTAATTTTGTTATAATACCATCAAGATCCCTGACCAATGATTGTATATTAGTTTGATTATATTCTTTTGCTGCTCTAGTTAATGATTGTACAATCTTTGCCATTATCTTTTCATTCCTCTTGCAGCTAGACCACCGAAAAAGTACCCAACTCTACCGCCTTTTTTAAATCTTCTCCCTCTTGCTTCGTCTTGATTTTTTTCAGCTTCTGCATTTGAAAAATTGCCACCTGGTGTATTATAACTTCCAGGATTAAAATTACCTCTTCTTGCGTCCTGATTAATTTGAGCATTTTGATTAGTTATAGTAGAACGGTGTGTGCCATATTCATTATCTCTTCCAGCATAATCGAACGCTCTTCCTCTACCTGTTGCATCATAACCTTGAGCGTCATTGATTGTATTTTGTCTATCAAAATTACGCTGCCTTTCCATTATAGCAGGTTGTAAAAACCTTAAATTATATTTTTTTTGTCTCTCTTCGTCTTCAATTTTATTATAAGTATTTTGATATTTACCTACTTGTTTTTCATACATGTCTGTTAAATCATTTGATCCAAATAAAGACTGTAAATTTTTACCAGCTAGGACACCACTTTGAATTTGAGGTAAACCACTATTATAATTAGTACCATACATTCCTTGGTCTTTCATAAAATCTATTTGACCTTCAAGGTCTGGGTTATAATTAAAAGCATTAGGGTTTGTTGCATCGTTCATAGCTGCAAATCTACCAATTAAAGTATTGTCCATTATACCTTTAATCCCATCTCCAATTGTACTTTTAAAATTCCCTACTCCTTCTTTAAAATTTGTAAATTTATCAGTAATATAATTACTTGCTCCGGTAATACCGTTATTAATTGTTTGACCTAAATTAATTTTAGGTTCTTGAGATTTCATAAAATTAACATAAGCATCAACAGATCCATACTTAGCTTGTAAAGCAGGGTTTTGTAAATATTCATTAAAATATTCTGTGTCCATTATCTCATTCCTCCTGGTGCAATGTCTAATCTAAATGTACCTAGTTTCCAGTCTTGATTAATTGCTGTGTTAGAAATTTTTAATGCAATAGATCTTGCTCTTATTCTTGTACTCTGAAAAGTTTTAGATGAGTTGATTGTA